TTGTTTCTTTTCTTCGGCAATTCTTCTTAAGAACGCATAGTAGATAATTTGGGTAAAGTATGCAAAAGGATTGCTAGATTTTTCGGGATCAAAGTTATCAATATATTGTAGACAGTTTTGTATACCATCTAGAATCATATCTTCACGATAACTATAATTTATAAAGTTTGCTTTATAAGAAAGGTGTGTTCCAATTTTCATTAGACAATCACCAATGTATGGTGTTACCATTGGCCAACCTGCATCTTTCTTTGTCAGACCTGCTTCTTTAGCAGCGAGTACCTTGACACGATACTCTTTCATTGCTACCAAAAAGTCAGCGTTACTGACATAGTGGGTGCCTTTGGCTTTTGTTGCCATACTAATAAATCTCCATAATTAATCAACTCAAATAAGTATACCCTAAAAGGGTTACAATAGCAAATATATTATACAAGAAAATAAATTTGCTTTTTACTTGACGAAAGCGTATACTCTCGATGTAGGGTTTGAAAAAGGTAATCAGTTATATCTAATGTACTGTTTCATTACCTTCGACAAAGGTTTTCTTTCCTTCTTCTGCTTCTTCCTCAATCTCACCTGCTATTGCCTGTAACTGTTCAATCGCACGACTAATATCAGGAATCGACTCAAGATTTTTTCTTTCTTCGTCTTCCCAAATTAATTCTTTTGCTTGGTGTGAAAGATTTACACCCTCATGATTTCTAACAAGTCCAACATAGTGAACAATGGCACGCTCAGCCAATTTAGAATCAAGAACTATATGACTTTTATTTAAATGCACAACAGGCGATTCAAGGAATAGTGAGTATGGACCAGCTGTAACTTGTTCAGAAACACGATCGTGATTTGATGCAATAAGATGAGTTTTAATAAGCATAGGAAACTTAACAGTCATAGTTGTGTCAGTTTCTGATTCTTTATATGCCATAAGTTGTTCGCCAGTAACTAATTTTAAATAAACGAATTCTTCGTTCATAGTTTTACCTCGACAATCTTGTAGTTAAATTTTTCTTCGGAATAAGTCTTGAGTCGCTCAGCGAAGTGATTCAATGTATGATTTTTCCAAGACTTCCAACTTAAATCGTCCGATAAGTCATATAGATTGCACTCAGTTTTACCATTCTTTAATCTTAATCCACGACCAATACTTTGGAGGTTACGAATCTTGGATTTACTTGGCGATGCAAAAATGACATTCTCGAGAGAAGGTATGTTGATGCCAGTTGAAAATGTACCAAAACTAGCAACAATAATAGCATCGCTTTCAGTTTCTGTAATCTTTCTAATTGCTTCTCGATCTTCCGTCTCCGTGGCACCTGATACAAAAAATACCTTGCGTTTATCGTGAGCCTTTTCGTCGATCATTTTATGTAGAATTTTTCCATGTTTATTTACAAACTGGAAAAGCACAAGTGTATTACCTTCAGATTTTAGAGCAAGATTACAAATAAAATTATTACGCTTCTCATGAGATACAATAAAATCCATCTCGTCAGCGTATTGATTATTCTTTCTACCCTGACGAGTTATATCATCATACTTCAGTAGTATACATGTAATATTTAGTTTAGCGAGGGTTCCCGAATCCATTAATTCTTTGGTAGTTGTTACCCTATGCGTTGGACCAAAAATGCCTTCAAGAACCAACTTATGAACTTTCTTATTATCAAGAGTTCCTGTAGTTCCAATACGGTATTTAACATGAGTAAGTTTACCCATGACTGTAGTAAGCGAGGTTGCTTTAAATTGATGCGCTTCATCGCCGAAGATAACATCAAACTGATTAAACCACGCTTTTGGCTGTTTGTAAACAGACTGCCATGTTGTAATTAACACATCGCCTGTTATATCTTTAGTGAAACCACTGTATAATTTTTGAACATGGCGATTAGTTTTCCAACCATTGGCAGAAGAGTAGTCTTCAAAGTCAGCGTATAGTTGCTCAACCAACGATGTAGTTGGAACAATAATAATACACTTGCGTCCATTCTCTAAGTGCCAGCGCATCGTTGTATAAATGATAAACGATTTACCAGATGCAGTAGGTGATAGTAATAGTGTTCTTTTTGTATCGAGAGCATGTTTAACAGCTTCGATTTGATAGTCTCGAATCTCGATTGGCTTACCATGACCATGAGGATTTAGCCACTTAGCAAAATCAGAAACCTGTTCAGATGTAATACCTTCAGTATTTCTTAAGTCAGCTGGTAAAGTTATTCCATAATCATTACGAGTACAAAAATCAATGACATAATTTATAAGACCAACATAAAGAGTCTTACGAATAATATCATACATCCGAACTTTGCCATCCCAGAGTCGTGCTCTATACTGCGGAGTAAACCTTGCTCCTGGATATTCAAAGGTAAAGAAGTCTGATAGTTCTTGTTCTATTGACGGATCGTCAGCAAAGATACGAAGATGCACTTCATCAATTTTTTCAACTGTAATCATGAGCCACTAATAAACTTTTTCCATTCAATAGAATTGCGTATCTGCCAATCCCTTGCTTTGATTTGATTCATAACTGAGTCAAGGAAATCTACAATACATTGAATGTAGTTTGCTTTAATCTCTAGTTTATTTAGATCATTATCTCCACCGAGAAATTCATCCATCTCATTCTTCAGTGGTTTAACTCCTTGCCATTGTTCCCAACCATTTAATTGTAGTTCTTCCTTTGTCATCTCACCACGATAGTAGCGAAACTTTGATTGACGAAGTGTGTTGTAATCTGCCTTCATCTTAGCAAGTTGTAATTTGTATCGGATAAGGTGATTAAGATATTTAGAGTGGAGTTTTGCCGTGTTGACGGATTCAGAATCAAGATGGTTATCATCAATGATGCAGTCGTCAGCCCATGCGTTTTGTATTTCTTCAAGTGTGATAATAAATCCTCAAGGTGTATACTATTAGTATACTACAAAGTCAAATTAATAGCAAGACTTTTATGCAAAAGTGTAGTAGGAGAAACGAAAAGTTGCAGAACCGACTAGGTAAGGAACACCATCATTGGTTGATTGAAATTGCAATGTTTCCAAAGATATAGGAAACATATCATTAAAAGTGATTGTCCTAATTGGATTATTTGTGTTGTTAAGAATTTGCATAGTTCCAACAGAATAACTTTTTGCAAGTTCGCTTAAAACACCAGATTGTTGTTTGTTAATATAATCAATATACTGTTGGTATGTTTGTGGAAATCCTAATGCCACAATCCAGTTGTATATAGAAATGTAATTATCCATATTTTCATCTACAAGGAACTGCACATTAAGAGTATCGTAAGTTAAGTGATCACCTGGAATTGGCATATTAGCAAATGGGTTTGCCAATATTGGATCACCGAAAGTAATTCCAGGAATATGAACCTGTTGACAGAAATATTCAATATCTGGTAAATTGGCTATGTTGAATCGAAACCCATTAGGAGATAATGGATTTACATTTGGAGGTACAGTTAGATTTATGCTCATACATATATTTATAATGAAAAAAGAGGGAGATTTTCATCTCCCTCTTAAACACCGCTTCTTATTGTCGGCTTAATTCATAACCAAGCCGAAACTCGAATTACATCAAGTTAGTTACTGCTACACGACGGTAGTAGTAGTTTTCGTTAGCAGTCAAGCCACCAGAACCATCCAATGAAACGAATGGGTTAGCAACCATACCATAACGAGTCTTGAAACCAATCTTAGGTTGGAAAGTGTTAGGATCTACAGCACGAACCAATTGTAATGGAACATATGGGCAATAGAACAAACCAGCGTCAAAAGCAGAAGTACCTTTGTAGCCAACAGTAAAGAACTGAGTAGCTGATTGGTTAGCAGAGAATGGGTCAACATAAACTTTGTAACGACCATTCAATACACCAGCAAAAGTAGTAGATGCTTCATCAACATTCAAGTTAGTAGACAATGCAGGAGCATAGTCAAGAACACCAGCCATTGCCAAAGCAGAAGCTACATCTGAAGAACAGATGATAAAGTTACCCTTACCACGACGAGTTTGTTGAGCAATAGCGTTAGCATCACGCTCGATTTGGAACAACAAGCCCTTGAACTTCTCAACAGACCAACGACCATTAGAGTCAGTATCTAAGTCGAAAGTACCAGCAGTAGTAGTACCAACTTGAGCTCCTGGCTTAGCAGTAGTGTAGATAGTACGGAGAACTTCACGATTGATTTCAGCAAGGATCTCAGTAGAGAGAATGTTGCTTAATTCGCCTTCAGCGTCAAGACCATGAACAGACTTCAAGTCTTGTGCCAATTCAACAGTGTATTCAGCTTTCAAAGCACGAGTCTTTGCAGTAACTGAAGTCTTTTCGATTGAGAAAGCCATTTGATTGAAAGTAGTGCTATCGCCTAAACCTTCAGCAGTAGAAGTAGACATACCAGTACCAGTAGTATAAGTACCAGATACAGGGTTGTTACCAGCGTTAGTACCAGTACCACCAAAGCCAGTATCAGCTGCATTGAACAATGCCTCAGTACCACCTTGAGTTGAATAACGGCTCTTCATTGCGAAGATTAAGCCAGTAGGTTGAGTCATTGGTTGTACACCGCAAACATCGTAAGCGATCATTTGTGGAGCAGCACGGCGAACCAAGCTGATCAATACTGGATCGAACTTAGCGATACCACCAGTATCACTGTAAGAACCAACAGCGTTAGCTGCAGTAGTTTCAAACAACGCTTCTTGTTGTTTACCCATTTCGCGTTCTTGGTTTTCCAAAAGAACAGCAGTAACTTCCTTACGGTAGTTGTCCTTGATTGATGGCAATGCATCATGCTCAAGAATTGGAGCCCATTTCTTTAACAGGGCTGCGCGATCGATATTACTCATTTTAGTAATTCCTTTTAATTAGATTTTAAGTTTGTTGAGTTCGCTTAGATACTTCTTAACAGAAGCGTCTACAGGTGCTTGCTCAGTTAGAGTTTCAACAGGGGTATCGCTAACTACTGATTTAACTTCAGCAATTACCTTCTTACCACCAAAATAATTCTCACGGATTGTCTGTAATTTAGCAGCAAAAGTGTCGGCATCATCGTAAGATAATTCTTCTGCTAACGCAGTGAATTTTTCAACTTCAGTGTCAGTTAAACCAGTTGCTGATTCAGCAATAGCATTAACACGCTTCTGTTCGTTTACGATTTTTGATAATTCGACATTCTTTTCTACTTGATCATTTAGAGTTGCTTCAATGGCAGATAATTGCTCTTGTAAGTCGCCCAATACATCAAATTTCTCTTCTGGAACTTCGATATAGTGTTCAGCAAACAAAGATTTCATACCTTCAATGAAAGACTCCATAATTTCAGACTTCATACCAGACTCAAGGGCTAACTCATTCTCTTGCACCCACTGCTCGACAATATAGCCGAGATATCCATCAACTTTTTCAACAAGACCCTCTTTAATACTTTCAACTTCTTCTGCTAATTGCTCAGCGTAAGATTCTTCTAGAGTTGCTTTTTCAGCAGTAACACGAGCTAAAACAGCAGCTTCGAAAATAGTCGCAGCTTTGGTTTTGAAATCTTCGGAAAGATCAGCACCTTCAAGCATTGCGTCGATATCTTCTTTCATATTTGCCTTCTTAGTTGGCTCTTTATATAAACCAGCGATATGGCTTGCTTCTGGAGCAGTGGCATTTTTATTCGCTTGGTTGCTAGTGTTATGAGTAACACCTGCACCAGTTGCTTCTGGCTGGTCTAAGTTATTGTTGCGATCATTATCTTCTTGATTGCCATCGATAGTAGTAACACCATCGGTCTTGATAGAAGGCTGTGGATCAGAACCAGCTGAATTGCCTTTTACCTTGCTAGCATTATCAGGTGTAGCACCCATTTCTTTTACTTCTTCAGTAATTGTGCCTTGTTGCTTTGCTTTTGATTCAGCAAGCATTTCAGCGATTTTTTGTTCGATTGACATCGTTAT